AATAGCGGTGCTTACAAGACCCGCTTTGCTGCGAATGAAGCAATTAAAAAGCGTATGGCTGATGGTAAAGGAAGACCTGGAGACAGACTTCTTACACCTTATGAATACATTCAAACTGAAAAAGCTTACGAAGAAATCCTTAGAGAAGCAGGGCTTCCTACAGGATTCTATGATCAGCAAGAAGATTTTACTAACTTTATTGCTATGGGTGTAAGCACAGCAGAATTAACTGACCGAGTTAACATAGCCAGAAATGCTTTAAACAATGCTGACCAAGGTATTAAGACAGCACTTCAAGATTTCTATGGTTTAAGTAATTCAGATTTAACAGCATATCTTCTAGATAAAGATAGAGCAATGAATGTTATTGACTCTAGATTTAAATATACAACCGAAGAAGCTAAGAAAATGTACACCTCTGCCGAGATTGGTGGGGCTGCACTTCGTGCAGGTCAGATGTCTGACAAAGCATTTGCTGAAGAAATCTATGCTGCTGGTAAAGCAGGTCAAGCAGAGTCTGCGTTCCAGACCGCTGCTGCACAGCAAAGAGATTACAAGCGTTTAATGGGTCTTTATGGTGAGACTAGTAGCGAACAAGATCTTGCTCGTGAAGAGTTAGCTCTTGCTGGTGGTACTGATGTAACCATTAAGAAGAAGAAACTTGCCTCTCAAGAAAGAGCCAAGTTCCAACAGAAATCTGCAATTGATACGGCATCACTTGGTCGTAGATCTAAAACAGCAGACGTATAAATAGTTTCCGTTCCTGATCGACCAGCCCAGGTAACGAGTATAAGTCTGGTAGTCATCACTTCTATGAATCACTTCCCCTAGTGAGGAGTACGTGTGGTGCAAGCCCGATGAGGGTCCAATCAACTAATAGGGAGAAAACGCAATGGCAGAATATACAGAGTACGACTTCGAAGATGATACTTCGGATTTCGGCACTGATCTAGTAAAGAAACTACGCAAGCAAGTTGACCTACTTTCTAAAGAAATTAAAGAAAGAGATCAAGTTATTGAAGAGTTTCAAACATATAGTCACGAAGCCTCAGTAGGAGAAATCCTAGCTGGCTTTGGACTTAGTCCAAAAATCGCTCAGTTCATTCCATCGGAAATAGAAGCCGACGAGGATAGCATTTCTGAATGGTTAACTGAATACGGCGAAGCTTTTGGAATTACTGCCGTTGATGAGTCAGAGGCTGGTTATGAACCAGATGCTGACGCTCAATCTTTTGAGCAAATATCAGACTTTGAGAATGGTGATATCGATCCGAATGTGGGTCGAGACATCTCTTCACTTATTGCTAACGCAACAAGTCCAGAGGAATTAACCAACTTCTTAAAACGCTGATAGTCCATATTAAACCCTAATAGAAGGAAATTATGCCTACTACCCCAGCAACATCAACCACGACATCAACGATGTCGAACTTGGTGCAGACGGCGTATGATAAGTATATCGAGTTTAACCTTCGATCAGAGCCAATGTTCCGCAAGTTTGCGGACAAGCGTCCTGTCGATGTGACAAACCCTGGTAACACTGTTGTATTCCAAGTCTACACCGATCTATCTCGTGCTACTTCAGCACTAACTCAGACTGAAGATCCAGATGCAGTACAGTTGAGCAACACTAACCGTGTTAACGTAACAGTTAACGAGTACGGTAATGCTGTTATCACAACTGAGAAGCTTGCTCTAGAGTCTTTGTCTGCAATTGACCCAGCAGTCGCTGACATGTTGTCTTTCAACATGCGTGATTCACTTGATTCATTAGTATGGAACAAGTTGACAACTGTTGCAACAGGTCGCTTTACAGGAACATCATCTGCTGATGAGTCCACCATGAATGGTGAGAACGTTTCTGCAAGCACAACTGCAGCAAATATTACGGCAGCACTTGCTCGTAAGGGCGTTGCAAGACTACGTGGAGCCAACGTATCACCTCGTGATGGTGGCTTCTACACAGCACTTATCCACCCAGATGTGTCTTATGACCTTCGTTCAGAAGCACAATCAAGCGGATCTGCTGTATGGCAACTACCTCATACCTACACTGAAGCTGGTGTTGGTAACCTATGGACAGGTGAAATCGGAATCTTTGATCAGGTTCGTTATATCGAGACACCTCGTGCAGAATCAATTTCAGGATCTGGTACATCAAAGGTTTACGCAACTGTTCTTCTTGGTAAGCAAGCTCTTATCGAAGCAGTTACATATGAGCCAAAGACTGTTATCGGTCCAGTAACTGATAAGTTGATGCGTTTCCGTCCTGCTGGATGGAAGGGTCTTCTTGGATGGAACATCTTCCGCAAGGAAGCACGTTACGTCATTCAGACCAAATCAAGTATCGCACAAGCTTAGTTATAAAGAAGAGGGGCTGGCAACAGCCCCTCTTCACCCAACAACAATAAAAGGAGAAAGCAATGCCAAATGTAGGCGGAAAAGAATTTAGTTATTCCCCAATGGGAATGGCTATGGCTAAGAAAGCAGCCAAGAAAACTGGTAAGAAGATGGTAGTAAAACCTGCTATGAAAAAAGCAATGGTTAAGAAAATGGGTAAGAAGAAGTAATGTCATCTAGTGGCACTTATAAACGCCATGATGGTTTCAACCCAATGCAGATTAAAAATGGAATGGTAGTTCGTATAAACAAAGACGGACGTATCAAATCAATACTCGGAAAAGTTGGAGAGTACAAGAAGAATGGACCCAAGGCTTAAAAGAGCAGGCGTATCTGGTTTTAATAAACCAAAGAAAACACCTACCCATCCTAAAAAATCTCATGTGGTTGTAGCCAAGTCTGGCTCCCAAGTAAAAACAATTAGGTTTGGTCAACAGGGTGTATCTGGATCTCCAAAGAAGTCTGGTGAGACAAAGTCTTACCGACAAAGACGCCAGTCTTTTAAAGCCCGACATTCTAAAAACATAAACAAAGGTGTTATGTCAGCAGCATACTGGGCAGATAAGGTGAAATGGTAATGACAAAAATATTCCGTGGACCTACTTATCGCTACAAGCTTGGTCGTCCTAATGATCTTTGGTTTGTATCTTATCCAATTGGTAAGAGTGTTATTAAGAATAATGGAACATGGTCAACAGTTGTTGTTCCTAAAGATAGTGATCTAGCCACATACCAACGTGTATTACGTGGTGGGTATGACAATGTTATTACAGACGCTGAAGCTGCTGAGCTAACAGCAGCAGGTTATGGAGATTACATCTGGGATGAGTAACTGTAGATCTGGTTGTAAGACCCAAGACCATGCTAACTGGGGCGAATGTGCAAGAGCAGCAAATTTTAGTATTACAGATCCATTGGCTAATGCCGTATCTAAGCAAGCCAACACAGAATTAAACGCATATAGAAGTGCAAGGCAACAAGGTATTCAACCTAGGTCTACAAAGTTGCATGATATCAAGGCTGCTGTTATGGCATCCGATACTTTAGGAAAGGCGGTTCAAGCATAATGGCTACGTTAAATCAATTAACAGAGCAAACGCTTGGTGAAGTTAGTGGTTATGTTAAGAACCAAGAGTCAGTAACTATTACAACTAATACTACAACAGCAGGTGATTTATCTATAACTGTAGATGATGCTACTGCTTTAAGTAAAGGTATTGTTGAAATTGATGATGAATTATTATATGTTAAGAAATCTGTTACAGCATCTGGAACAATCCAAATTTTAGGAACATCAGGAAATCCTTCTGGTAGAGGGTGGCGTTCTACTACTGCCACTAGCCATGTATCTGGATCAATTGTCAAGAACAATCCTATGTTCCCACGTACTCAAGTTAAGCGAGCAATCCTTGAAACAATTAAAGGAATGAACTTTCCTGTTCTCGCTAATGAAACATTTACATTTAATGGTAGTGATTTTTCTTATGTAATGCCAACTGCTTTAGTAAACGTTACTGGAGTATCTTGGGAACTACCCGACTCTTCAGGAGTCTGGGGTTTAATCAAGCGTTGGAGACTAGATACTAACTATCTATATTCAGGTTCAACCGCACAAGCTTTAATATTAAATGAAGCCCCTATGCCTGGAGCTGATGTTCGTGTTCAATACACAAAGTTCCCAACAACTATTACTGATAACCAAGAGTTAACAGTAAGTGGTTTACCAGCATCATGTGAGGATGTAGTCCGCCTTGGTGCTATGTATCGACTGTTATCAACAGTTGATCCAGGTAAGGTAATTGCTACATCGGTATCTGCTGATGCTTTAGATCAACCTGTTTCAGCGGGTGCTTCTACAAATACAGCCAAGTATATATTCCAGCTTTATACCGTCCGCTTAGCGGAAGAGGTAGCAAAACAACAAGACAACTTCCTAAACACTATCCAGTACTCGAGGTAATAAATGCCATCACCGTCACGTTATTATAGTTCGAATGCTGCTAAGACAACTTTAGCGGATTCGATATCTTCTTCAGCAACCAGCTTAACGCTGTCTGCTGCATCTAATTTACCCGCACAATATCCTTACACGCTGATCCTTGAAAAGGATACAGCAAATGAAGAGGTCATTGAGGTAACCAGTCTTGTTGGTTCTTCATATCAGATCACACGTAACATTGACTCATCTGGTGCTAAAGCACATGCTGTTGGTGCTAACGTTGAACACGGTGTATCTGCTCGAGATTTTACAGAATCTAGATCACATGAGATAGCAACCACTTCTGTTCACGGTGTAACTGGAGACGTAGTTGGTACAAGTGGTGCTCAAACTTTGGCAAGTAAAACTTTAACTACACCTACTATTAATGGTGCAACCATATCTGGAACCTTTACCTCTACTGCAACCATTAGCGGTGGAACAATTACTGGTGCAATCATAACTGGTTTGGCTACACCTACATCATCTTCTTCCGCAGCAACTAAAGGTTATATTGATACATCTGTAACCAGTGCTGCAGCATCAGCCACGGCTGCTGCTACCTCCGCATCTAGTGCTTCTACATCTGCATCTAGTGCAGCAACCTCTGCAGCAAGTGCTGCAACAAGTGAGACCGCTGCAGCTACTTCGGCTGCTTCGGCATCTACCTCTGCTTCTAGCGCACAAACATTTGCAAGCACAATGGCTACTAGTGTTACCTCTGCTGCTACCAGTGCGTCTTCTGCATCTACATCTGCATCTTCTGCTTTAACATCTCAAACCGCAGCAGCAACTTCGGCAACTAGCGCAGCAGCATCTGCAACCGCTGCAGCCACGTCTGCAACATCCGCTGCTAATAGTGCTACTACCGCTGCTGCTTCTGTTGCAACTATTGCAAGTTATGCTACCGCTGCTGCAACATCTGAAGCTAATGCTTTAACCAGTGCTAACTCTGCAGCAACAAGTGCATCTAGTGCTGCAACATCTGCCTCAACAATGGCAGCAAGTGTTTCATCCGCTGCGGTATCGGCATCTTCGGCTGCAACTAGTGCATCATCTGCTTTAACATCACAGACATCTGCTGCTACTTCACAATCAAGCGCAGCAACATCGGCATCGAGTGCATTAACTAGCCAAACATCAGCTGCGACTAGTGCAAGCTCAGCATTAACAAGTCAGACTTCAGCAGCCACTAGTGCAACTAGTGCTGCTACCAGTGCAAGTTCTGCACTGACATCACAGACATCGGCTGCAACATCGGCTACATCTTCTGCAGTATCTGCAGTTCTTGCATCTGAGTGGGCAACCAAAACAACTGGAACAGTTGATGGAGTCGAATATTCCGCTAAATATTATGCATCTATTGCTAATCCTGGTGGAAGTATTACTGCTGCTAACTTTACCGCTAAGGGTGTAACCCTTGTCGGAACTGGTGTTGGAACTTATACCCAGCTCTCTGCTGGAAGTAATAACCAATACCTAGTCGTAGATACCTCTACGGCAACTGGATTGAAATACATAACACTTCCAGATCCAATATCACCGCTACTACTGATGGGAGCCTAACCAATGGCAACAACATATAAAGTGCTGGGGCAATCAAATCCCTCAGCAGCAACGGCAACAACACTATATACAGTGCCTGCTGGAACACAGACGGTTGTATCAACAATCTCTGTATGTAATCTAACTGCTGGAGAATTATCGTTTCGTATAGCAATACGACCAGCGGTATCTGGAACAGCTGAAGCTTTAACAGCTAAGCATTATATTGCTTACGATGCAAAAGTTTCAGGAAACGACACAACATTTATTACGGTTGGTGCAACCCTTGGTGCAGCAGATGTGATTACTGTTTATGGATCTGCTGCGGATATTTCTTTCAGCGCATTCGGAAGCGAGATTGCATAATGTCAGTATCTAAACTATTGCCAATTAGTGGAGCCAATGACTTCAATGTTGCTATCGCTGGTACAAACACATCAGTAACATTTACAAAAGAGTATTCTCCTGGAGCGTATACAATTACTTCAACTGGAGCAGACACAACTTTTGATATCTATGCCTACAATGCAAGTGGATCTTTAGCTGGATATACAAATAACGCAGCTTTAACAACAACTATTGGATTTAATAAACTTGTTATTATTGGTCACACTACTGGAACTTTGTTATCTTTTACATACAAAACTACTTACACAACAACGGATGTAGCAACAGAAGTTCTAGCAGGTCCAGTTGCTATCTCTGTAAGCCCAAGTGCTGTTCCTAAAGTTGATGATACATTTACTTTAACTGGTCGTAACTTTGCAACAAATGCTACTGTTACATTCTCATCAACAACTGGAGTCTACACATCAGCGTTAGCAAAAGCAGTTACACGTTCTAGTGCAACATCTTTAATAGTTACTAGACCAGATCTATTTCCAATAGGAAATAGTCCATATACAATTACTGTTCAAAATCCAGGAGTTCAAAACCCTATTGGATCTAACTCACATATTATTTCAAACGCAATTACTGCAGGTGTTGCACCAGTGTGGGTTACTGGAGCGGTGCTTTCTTATACTACTGGAACAGCAACTTCATTTACATTATCAGCAACTGATGCTGATGCTGGTTCAGCAATATCATATTCTCAAGTAAGCGGAACATTACCAACTGGTCTAACGTTTACCGCATCATCTGGAGTAATTTCTGGAACACCATCAACATCACAACAAACTGTTACTTTTAGAGCAACTGATGCGGGTGGAAACTTTGTTGATAAAGCAATTAAATTTAATGCTACCCCGTTAATTACATCAGCAACACCACTTGACGGTTATATAAATTCAATTGCTTATTCAAATCAATTAACTGCAACAGATGATCTTGCTACGTCAGCAATTACTTGGTCTATCACATCTGGATCATTACCAACTGGACTTACTTTAGCTTCTACTTCTGGCGTAATATCTGGAACAAGTACAGCTACTGGAACTTCATCATTTACTATTACTGCAACCGATGCTGATGGTGGTACAAACGCTAAAGCATTTACAATTTCTCCAGCAATTATTGGTGGTTATCTGTATCAATCTGCTGGAACATATACATTTACAGTCCCAACAGGTGTTACTGAAATTGATGTTGTAGCAGTTGGCGGAGGCGGTGGTGGTGGGCAAGGTAACTCTGGACACGGAGGCGGTGGTGGTGGACTTGGTTGGAAAAATAACATTGCAGTATCACCTGGTCAAACATACACAGTTGTTGTTGGCAGTGGCGGTGGTCAATCAGGTAATAACGGAGCTGTTGGTGGTAACGGAGGGCAGAGTTACTTCAATACTACATCTGTTGTTGTTGGCGGTGGCGGACAAGGTGCTTCTGCAAACCCTAATGAAACTACATTAAATTACATTGCTACTGGTGGAACATTCACTGGTGATGGTGGCGGTAATGGTGGAGCTGGTGGCTACGACACAGGTAACAACGGTGGATCTGGTGGTGGTGGAGCTGGCGGATATTCTGGCACTGGAGGATTTGGCGCACATAACAACAGCAGTGGTTCTACATACGTTGCATCAGCCGATGGTTCTGGTGGTGGTGCATCTGGTGGTGGAAGAAACCAGGACAGCAACGGCTCTGGCGGTGGTGGCGGTGGAGTTGGAATCTACGGTCAAGGATCTAATGGTGCAGGTGTTCCAAACCGAGGATCAGATAGCACTATTGCTGGTAAAGGTGGTTCGGATGGCACTAATGGTGGTGGTCCACCACTTAATGCAACATCTCCAGCAGGAGATGGTGGTCTTTACGGTGGTGGTGGTGGAGGTTCTAACCAACAGTACGCAGGTGGTAATGGCGGACGAGGTGCGGTTCGTATTATCTGGGGACCAGGAAGAGCATTCCCATCAACTAACGTAGGTCAAAACTACCTAAGCCAAGCAGAAACAATAATCTAAGGAGAAGATATGAAAAAAATCGCATTTATAAAAGATGGAATAGTTGGTGTTGTTCTTAACACTGACGATGAGTTGCATGATTATTTCCTTAACTCTGACTTAAGGATAGATATTTCTGAGCATTCAGAAAAGATCAACACTGGTTGGTTCTACAACAATGGAAGATTTACAGAGGAATAATGAACAAATTAAAACTAACAACAAAACAAAAGGCAATACTTAAGTCATACCTACGTGGTGTACTGGTTTCATTCTTAGGATTCTTAGCAAGCAATGAACTTGGATTAGATCCAATTGTATCTATTGCTGTTGCTGCTATTGCAGGTCCTGCAGCCAAAGCATTGGACAAGACAGAATCAGAATACGGAATAGGTTCTAAAGAGTAATGACTACCAACGAATGGGCTGGTATCGCAGTAGCGGTAACCACAATAGTCGCCAGCTTTGCTGGCTCAGTTCGTTGGCTGGTAAAACATTACCTTAATGAACTTCGTCCAAACGGAGGCGCAAGCCTTCGTGATTCCGTTGACCGCCTAGAACGACAGGTTGAGGAAATAGTAAAAATTCTAATACAAAGGTAACAATGAACTTAATTGAAATAGCAAAGTCACAAATAGGTTATACCGAAAAAGGAAACAACGACACAATCTATGGCAAATGGTTTGGTGCTAACAACCAACCATGGTGTGCCATGTTTGTATCATGGTGCTTTAATGAGGCAGGAGAACTTGCCAAAGTAACTGCACAAAATGGCAAAGGGTTTGCTTCTTGCGACATTGGATTAAAGTGGTTTACTAAAAAGAATAAGTTAATACCTGTAGGTCAGGCTAAAGCAGGAGACATAGTCTTCTTTCAATTTGATGATGATGCCGAGCCAGATCATGTTGGAATAGTTAAATGGAATAATACTGCCTTAAAGTATTTAAATGTTATTGAAGGTAATACAAGCAGTGGAAAGACTGGCAGTCAAGCAAACGGAGATGGCGTCTATCTTAAACGACGTTCATACTCTTTAGTGATGGGCGTAGCTCGTCCTTAAATAGTTAGGGAAAATAGTGGCAACTACCAATAAGTATCTTAAAGGTGATTTGCCTATTGCAATCAGCACCAATATTCCTACTGCGTTGGTTAGATACCAACGTGAGGATTTCGCTGCTAGTTATGCTATAGGTAATACTCCATGGCTTTCTGCTGCTTCAGATAATAATAAAATTTCTAGAATTACTACGACCTACCAGAAAGAACGTATTGACCAGAGCGCAACTGCTGGTGAGCAGTCGCTATCTAACTGGTGGTTAAGATCTGCTACCTCATGGCATCATGGTGCGGGCGAAAGATACTATGACGCTGAGTCATCTGATCTATTTAGATTCTATGAATCAAACAACGTAGATCCTTGGACTCTTGGCGAGCTTTCATTATTGCCAGCAACTACACAATTAAGTACAGCAGCAGCATCCTACCCAGCAACTGTATCAGGTGGTACATTTTTTATATCAGGTGGTAACGTAAGTTTTTATAACGGTAGTACAACTACATCTACATCTTTGGCTACATCTACAACCGCACAGGTATTAACATCAGATGGAACCTTTGCAATTGTTGGAGCTAACAATGGTATATATCAAGTAAGCACAGCGTTGGCTGTAACTAAATTATATAACAAACCATCAGCCCATACATCTATAACAGTTCAAACCATTGCCTATGTTAAAGATCGTATTATTGCTGGAGTTATGCATGACTCTGCCGATGTACATGTATATGAATTAGGTAGGAACCCATCCTCTCCTCCAGTTAATATGACTAGCGGTGAGATTAGATATGATTTTGCAAATACATCTTTAACTTTTAATTCAATCAGCGAACTACCTGGATCTATTATTGTTGGCTATACACAAGGTGCCGTATCAAGAATCCAATCTTATACAATGAATGCTACCTCTGCAGTAGCTGCAATTAACGACCCTGTCGTTATTGCAGAGTTACCTAGGGGTGAATCTTTAAAGCAAGTTAGAGTTTATTTAAATGAGTTTGTTGTTCTTGCTACATCTAAAGGTATTCGTGTAGGTACAGTTGGAACAGACGGTACATCATTTACATATGGACCTCTTAATGTTACTGGAAATGTATCTGACTTAGCCTTTGACCAGTCTTACGTATACGGAACTAGATCTGAAGCCGTATCTGGATCTACTGGATTGTGGCGTATTAACCTAGGTCAAGCCGTAGGTAATGGCTATGCCTATGCATCTGATTTAGTTATTGATAGCAGTTCACCTAACGGTGTTGCATTTATTGGTACAACAGGGCAAAAACTTATTACATCATCTACTGGTGTGTGGATTGAATCTGCTACAGTTAAAGCAACATCTGGTTATTTAAAGTCTGGCTGGATTAGATGGGGTACTAGCGAAAGAAAACAACCAGTATCTTTATTGATTAACTCTGAGGCAGACACTGGCGGTACATTAGGTTTTACTGTAGAAGACCAAGATGACCAACTTATAACTATTGGTTCTACTCCCCTTGGTATGAGCACTGAGATTACCTTAGCTGGATATGTCCAACCATCAGATCATTTTGAAATTACATTTAACTTTACTAGAGATTCATCTGATACTACTAAGTCACCTAAATTAGAAGAGTGGCAGATACGTGCATTACCTGCACCACAAAGATCTAGAACATTAACCATTCCATTACTTTGTTATGAAGAGGAGCGTGACCCTAATGGCAATACCAGAATCTCAGTACCGTGGGAACGGATTAGTTATCTGGAACGCATTGAACAAAATGGAGGAGCGGTACTCTACCAAGACTTTTCTAATGGAGAAGAAAGAATCTGTGTTATCCGTGCTATTCAATTTGAGCAAGCAGCACCTCCCACTTTTGCGAGCGGGTTCGGAGGAATAGTTACTGTTCAATTACAGACTATTGATACTGAACAAATTATTTCTTAATGGATACAAATAAATTATTGACACTTGTTGGACCAGATGAAAGAAGTGAGCTAGTTACGAAAGTTCGTATAGCTCTTAATGTTGCTGGCGATGATGTGCTTGATGCTCCCCTACAGGAAATGTTAAAAGGGTTGCAGCGTCGTATTGACATCCCAGCAGTCGGGTGCATCAATATAGCCACGCTAGATGCGCTCGCAGTTGCTCCACCTGAATGGTAGGGCTAAGAAAAGAGGGGGATCTTAATTGATCCCCCTCTTTTTTTGTTTCCTATTATCTTTCACGGCTCGCCTGAGCGAGCCTTTCCCACCCACCACCCTTTTACTTTATCAGATTCTTGGTATAAATGTGATTCGTGTCGCTACCAAAGAATGTCACTTGGTTAGATTACTATTCGACTATGAACGAACTTCCTCCTCATAGATCTTATAGCCAGTTATCTACATGGCAGTCTTGCCCACAGAAATACTATCTTAGCAAAATAGCTATGGTTCCAGAGAAACCTGCGGTGTACCTTGCTGCTGGTTCGGCTGTCCACTCCATGCTGGAGTGGTTAAACCATGAGTTCTATAAGAAGCAACTTGGCAATTGACCAGCGTGGTATACCAAGTAATGAGTGTATCAATTGTGGCTCAGACATACAGGTCATTAGGGCAATCTTTAAAGATTACGAACTGGTCATGTGGTTTCTTGATTCCTTCTGTGCTACCTGTGGTTCTCCCATGACCGCCCCAACACCAAGCGATCACCCTGAGTACAAAGGAGAGACTGATGACTACCTTTGATTTGACACAGAAGTGGCTTGAGGTATTTAATGATGCCGTCAAGGAGACCGAAGACAAGACAGGTATTCCCTCGACAGAGTGGAAGACGGCTGGACGCAAGACCACCTTGCGCCCAGACGGAGAAGATCTATCGTTTTGGCAAAGCGATGGACTCAAGCAGGTAGAGGCGTACCAGAAATGGTACGAGTCTTCTGGTTGGCAAATTGCTACGATGCCAGATGGTCGTCCTGGAATTGAATGGTCAGCAGATGTTCACTTCGGGGGAACACCAGTTCGATTTATTGTTGATGCGATCTACCAAGTAGGGGAAGACTTGGTAATCGTTGATTACAAGACAGGTTCTAGGACACCATTCGGTATGATTCAAGCAGGCTTATATGCTGCTGGTATTGAAAAAGCTTATGGCATTCGCCCCAAGTGGGGAGCATTCTTTATGACACGACAAGGTTCGCTTGACGATCTTATAGATCTGTCGCACCTTACAGTAGAATATTTTGATTATGTATTCGGAGCAATGAACCATTCAGTATTACAAGGATGGTTCCCACCATCCGTTGGCGACTCATGTCGCATGTGTTCATTCCAATCCCAATGCCCAGCCATGGGTAGTAAAAGTTTCCCATTGAAAATACCAACAACAAAGGGAAAGAAAGGATGAACATAGATGACTGAGTCTAAGTTCTCATACACAGGTAAGCTAAACAGTACTGACCTATTCACCGTCCGAGGTGACAGTGCTGCTGAGTTTGCTACTAACATGCAAGCTGCAGTTGAAGCAATCAAAGCAGCAACTGAACTACAGATCGCCCTTGGTGGTCGTGGTGGCATGACATCAATGGATAAATCAATGCAAGTATTAACTGCTAGTGGATTAAATCCAACTGTAGTTGTTGCTGGTATTGAAGTAATCAAAGATAGATACGACAATGAATGGACATATGGACACCCAGATGCACCTGATCTACCAGATGGTAGAGGTAAATACGCTAAGAAGAAGGGCGTATCAAAAGCAGGTAAATCTTACATAGGTTGGTTTGATCCAGCCAAAGGACCAAAGCCATTTACAGTAGGCGCAGTAGAAGCCGAAACAATCTGGACTAAGTAATCCATGCGTACCTTATTGCAAGTAGTAGGGGTCGAATCTCCAGCAGGGCATGCCCTTCCTGAGATTCTCCCTCAACTCACCAGCAATCAAGTTGTATTCCGTCAGGCACAATTACACTTGGTTGCAGCGCAACCAGGTGGTGGTAAAACCATGCTTGCTTTATGGTACGCAATTACATCTAAGACTCCAGCATTATATTTTTCTGCAGACTCTGATTCAAGAACGATAGCCCTTCGTGCTGGTGCAATCCTAATGAATAAATCAGTAACTGATATGGAAAAGATGATGGACTCTGATGCATCTGTCTTGTTGGAAGATGCACTGGCTGATGGTGCTTCACATGTTCGTTTTAGTTTTGACCCCTCTCCTTCTTTACAAGATATTGAAGAAGAGATTGAAGCTTGGATTGAACTGCACGGTGCTCCACCATCAGCAATCTACATAGATAATTTAATGAATGTTGCTGCGGTTAGCGACAATGAATGGACAGCATTGCGTGATGCAATGTCTGCATTCCATTACATGGCTAGAGAATATGAATCAGCATTCATAGTGCTACACCATGTATCTGAAAATGAGAAGATGTCTAAGCCTAACTACCCAGCCCCACGTAAAGCTTTAATGGGTAAGGTCTCCGCCTTACCTGAACTGGTACTGAGCGTAGCGTTAGATGCTGTAGCCAATGCATATAGAGTTGCTGTTGTAAAGAATCGCCATGGTAAGGCAGATCCAACAGCCGAGAATTATATTAGTTTATCCGTTGAGCCTAGCCATATGAGTTTATACAACTCTCCTGCTGAATTAAATAGGGCAAGGACTCTACGACAATGGACATAGAATTAACTGAAGATGAGATTATGGATTCACTTAGGTTTATCCACAGGGTTAGAAAGAATAAGAAAGAGTTTGATGTTACGGATCGTAAGTTTGATAAAAATAATTCCTCGTATTCCGTTAATCTTATGGGTAGGTTGGGTGAGGTGGCTGCTGCTAGGATCCTTGGGCTATCGACGGATGACTCGGTTACGCCGAGCGGTGATAACGGACACGACCTCCAGACAGTATTGGGAAAATCTATACAGGTTAAGACGTCAACACTACCGCAATTAATATTTAATGCACCAGAATTATTTGTTTCAGACATAGGTGTACTCGTAAAATTTTCTGGGGATAAACAGCTTCCACATGTGGATAGTTTATTTAATGTTATTGGTTGGACAACACGAGAAAATTTCCTTGCTAATCATTACTTACATGACTATGGTTACGGCACTCGATTAGTTATGGACGCTAATCAATTACAACCGATAGAGGTACTCATCGATGAAATATCCAGACTTCACTAGTGCAACTTGCAGAGGAATTGGTTTAGAGTTTTTCTTTCAAGAGCACAACAATGCTACGAGTAGTGAAGAACGGAAAGCCAAATCAATATGTAAGGAGTGTCCAGTAATGCAAGCTTGTTTAGAATGGGGTCTTGCCCATGAGTCACATGGTATATGGGGTGGCACCTCTCCGAGAGAGAGAATGCGGTTGAGAAAAAAACTTGGTATAGAAGTTAAACAAATATTAGTAAGTCATTATGTCAACACCAAGTAAACGCAAAGGCTCACAGTATGAGCGTGATGTATCCAAGTGGTTAGTTGCTAATGGTTTCCCTTGTGCTGAGCGGGCGTATGGTGCAGGTAGGCACGATGACGTTGGTGATATTGATGGGATAGATGGTGTTGTAGTAGAATGTAAGAATGAAAAGAAGATAGATTTGTCTGGGTATATGAAAGAGTTAGACAATGAAATGACTCATGCAGATGCCGAGACTGGAGTAGTACTAGTAAAGAAACGTGGCACAACAAATGTCTCAGAGTCGTATGCAGTAATGCCAGCGCAACTCTGGGTCGATCTGCTTAAACAGGCAGGTTACAATGGACATAGATAACAAGGTGACAGTTAGTTATCAACTGAAAAGAGGTAACTATGCGGTTGATTGCAATGACCGTATCGACGGTGATGCTTCTATTGATATCACCAGCAAGAGCAGACTCTCCGCTTATGACCTTGGAACATCGTATAGCTACGCTGGACAAGGAAGAGGCGTTGGAGTTGGCTCTAACTACAGTAACGACAGACAAGAAAGAAGCTGCTTGTGCGAAGAAGATTGCGTACAAGGAGAGCCGTTACAACATCGACTCGTACAACAAATCGAGTGGAGCACGTGGAGTTTGGCAGTTACTCTGGGGAAAACCAGAGTGGTCAATACTCAAACAAACATCAGAAGCACACAAGTATGTGCTTCATCGTTACGGAACTTGGTGCAAGGCGTACGAGTTCCATCAAGAAAGGAATTGGTATTAAGTGAATCAACCTGAATTTCTTGAAGCAGTCTTTAATCATTATGATTTAACCTTGCCACAAGGAGAGAAGTCTATTCTCTGTCCTGTGCATGATGATTCTCGTAAGTCTGCTTCAGTTAATTCAGACAAGGGTGTCTGGGTATGTTATGCATGTAACAGTAGTGGTTCTGGTATTCACATAATCATGGCTCGTGAGAAGCTAACATACTCAGAGGCTCGCAAGTGGGCAGAAAAAAATATAGGATCAGAAAAGAGTAAAGAGTTTGCCACGCCAATGCGTGGCAGAAGACGAACCAATGGTCGGTGGATACCGCCAAGATTGCGGAAGTAATGACAACCATCATTGGTATACAGAAATATGATCACTGCGTTATCGCAGCCGATTCTCGTACAACTACAGAGAAGGGCAGACCATACTCTCATCCTATTATTACAAAGATTACTAAGCGTGGTAAGTATCTAATTGCAGGAGCTGGCACAACTATGCCATGCGATACCATCCAACATATCTGGAAACCACCAGCACTACCACCTTCAGTTAAAGATCCATATCATTTTATGATTACAGATATAGTTCCTAGTATGCGTGAGTGTCTGAAAGACAATGGTTGGGTAGCAGATGAAAAGTCAGATGACTATGAGTTTTTATTTTTAATTGCAGTTAATGGAACCATCTATGAAATAGATGATACCTTCTCGGTATTCTTGCGTGATGATGGGGTGTATGGGATAGGGTCAGGATCTTCTTATGCAGTAGGTGCGATACAACAAGGCGCAACTTGGCGTAAGGCGTTGCAGATTGCAGCGAAGAATGATGTGTATACTGCACCTCCATTCTTAATGCATAGACAGGAGAAGAAGTAGTGGGAAGACTTAGCTTATATGTAGGACTCAATCGTATTTATTGTTGGGGTCTTGGTATTACCTACCACACTATGACTTCAGTATATGAAGATTTAGATTCACTTGATCTAGTTGAGTATGTAGATGCCAGAGTAATGCGTTTTGATTTCTTAATATTTTATATTAACTTTACCCAATGGGCGAAGCAGGAGTGGGATGCGAATTAATCCAAAGCTAATTGAACTGTGGACTAGAGCAGCCAAGCAATACCACGACAGCCTTGCTGGCTCACCAGCAGAGGCTTACTTAAAAGAGCGTGGGATTCTTGATGGTGCTAGTCGGTTCATGCTTGGATATGTAGCAGAGGTAGCACCTGGGCATGAGGATAGAATCAAGAACCATTTATCTATTCCGTATATAACCGAGGCTGGGGTAGTTGGATTTAAGTTCCGTCGTATTGATGGAGGAGATCCTAAGTACATGATACCTACTGGTCAGAAGCACCACCTATATAATGTTGATGCAATACTCAACGCAATTAATAAAGTCCTAATAGTAGAAGGAGAAATAGATGCAATCAGTGCAACACTTATTGGTCATCCTGCTGTCGCTGTTGCAGGAGTTAACGCTTGGAAGCCTCACTTTGCTCGTTGCTTTGATGGGATAGGTACAGTAATAATCTGTACTGACAATGATGCCAAAGAAGATGGGTCAAATCCTGGGCAGGAATTAGCCAGAAGATTACAAGATGCAATACCTCAAGCTGTGCGTGTGTCGCTACCGCCTGACAGCGATGTTAATAGTATAATTTGCAGACAAGGAGCACAAGCATTGACTGACTTAGTTAATGCAATCAACTAGAAAGGTGCTCTGTTGGCGACTGATAAATCTGACCAGTTAATCCTTGAGTTTGAAGAGGATGCTCAGAAAATATATGATGAGTTACTGGCTGTTCTTGTAAAGAAACAAATAGATTATGGTCCATTCAATATCTGGAATGCACCTGGTGGTGCAACCAATGGGTTAATGGTTCGTATGTCAGACAAGCTTGAGCGATTAAAGAATCTGATATATAAGAATATTAAACCTAACAACGAAGCATTAGAAGATTCGTTCGTTGATATTGCAAACTACGCAATCATTGCATTGATGGTGCAGCGTGGGGTATGGGCTAAGCATGCCAAGAAATCGGAATAAGACTTACGAAGAGCAACGGATCTCAAGGATCCGCTCTTACGGAATAAGTGTTGATGATTATAATCGTATGCTTGAAGAACAAAACGGCGGATGTTATATCTGTGGAAAATCATATACGCATCGTGCTCTTGATATTGATCATGACCATACTACTGGCAAGGTACGAGGTCTCTTGTGCTCGGCTCACAATAGAGTATTAGGTCTACTCAACGACGATCCAGAGTTGCTGCTACTAGCCCATGCATATTTAATTAAAGACCATGACTGAGTTAAACCGTGATCATCCTATATGGGATGAAGTTAATGAGATTAATATATCAATAGCTTGGGGTTTGTCCAAGCGTTACCATAGATTTGTAGAACTTGCAGACCTAAGACAAGCAATGAATGAGTACGCATGGAAACGTAGAGATAAAGTTGCACAGTATTTAATTCGTGAAGACCCTATTGAAATCAAGCAGGGATACAAAGCATTCAGTACATTTATGCGTAGGGCGGGCGAGCGGTACGCTCGCAAAGAAAAGGCTCGCACTCTTGGTTATGAACTAGGTGATGAATACTTCTATCGTCTAGATCTAATTGAGAATCTAATCAAAGTTGCTGGTACTGATGAATCATACTTGGCTAACCAAGTCTTCGATCCAGATGTACATGGGGTCAAGGCTAAGAAGCCAGCCAATGAGGGCAACAATCTGGCAGCAATGATTGCTGATGTGGATAGAGCAATGAAGAAACTAGATCCCAGAATGCAAGGCATACTAACATCTAGATTTGTAAACGACATGCCACTTGCGGACATAGCCGAGGCTTGGGACATTTCACCTCAGCGTGTAGAACAATTGGTTGCAAAAGGAATAAAAGACATAGCAGACAAACTCGGAGGGGTAACACCATACTAATGCCTACTTATGATTTCAAATGTAACAACTGTGATTCAGTTGTTGAACTAATCATTACTGATGATCCGTTTCCCAAGTGTGAGAAATGTGATATCACATTGACTAAAGTATTCACACCACCAGCCATTCATTTCAAAGGTGGAGGATGGGGTGGTGACCATGTCAAAAGTTAAATCAGTTAAAGATAGGATCATGGTTACTTGGTGTGACAATGGAACTACTGATGGAAAGTTTACTCAAGGACTTGTGTATACAATCCTAACTAGTGGTGTACCTATCGTCTCAGCTCAGCGTGTGCAAGGTAATCAGATAGGTAGACAAAGAGAGACTGCATTTAATACTTGGCATAAGAAGACAGACATTGAATGGATCTTGTGGGTAGATTCGGATATCGTTCTTACGAACGAGGCTGTGCAAAAGTTATGGGCTTTGGCTGATGCCAAAGATAAACCAGTAGTTAGTGGCACATACTTCATATCTAAACAGAACGAGCAGGCACTCATGGAACCATACCCTGCGCTGTTTATAGCTCATCCTACAGATAAATACATGATGTCTTATGTTCACCCAATGGAGGAGAATGTTGTAGTAAAGGTTGATTATGCTGGCTTTGGATTCCTTCTCATGCACAGATCAGCAGCCGATCAGATCCGTAAGTTTCATGGTGACAAACCATTGTTCATGGAAACCTCTACTGGTAAAGAAGGTTTAGGTGGCAGAGATGAATTTATTGGTGAAGACATTCAATTCTTTATGGCAATGAAGGAGGCTGGTGTTCCACTCTATGCTCATACTGGAGCAGCAGTTCAACACATGAAACGATTTGCATTTGATATAGAGTTCTATAAATTATATTGGGTAACTAACATGGCTGCCCAAGCAAAAGAGAAAAAGGGTGAAGTAAATGGAACACAAAATAACTGATGACTTCTTAAGTAAAGAAGAATTTGCCAGAGTTAAATCTATTATGTTTGATGAGGCTAGATTACCTTGGTATTTTAATGATTATGTTTTATCTAAAGAGGAGGATGAGGGTAAGGCGTGGCAGTTTACGCATACCTTTTTTAATAACTGGAGATGGCAAAGTGATTTCTCTAGAGACATCGCCCCTCTTATAGATAAGATCAATCCTAAAGCTTGGCTTAGGATCAAAGCAAACTTGGGTGTTAAGTCTGATTCAATCAAAGAACAAGGCTGGCATACAGATTATGATTTCCCTTGCACCACTGCTGTCTTCTATCTAAATGATAATGATGGCTACACCATCTTTGAAGATGGAACCAAGGTAGAATCTAAAGCTAATCGCCTGGTTGAATTTGATTCATATAATAAGCACTCGGGAACTACACATACAGATACAATCAAGCGTGTAGTTATTAACTTAAACTATATTAAAGACGGCGGTAGATAAAAAGGCGGGGGCTTATACCCCCGCCCCTTTATTTATTTCTTGGATACAGTAGAGAAGAACTCTCTACTCTTTGCATCTAGATTCTTTAAGGTCTGATACATCTCCGTCTTACCTCGTTCATAACCGTAATGGTTACCAACCCAGTATGCAGTTAGACCTGCAAGGATCTGCATCAGTAATGTGAATCCGTTGTAGAACATTACTTGATTGCTCCTATTCTTTTGAGTAAGTCATCTGGATTTTCCAGACGAACTATTGATCCCTTACCACCTGTGTCTGGTGATGAAAGATTAGGGAAGAACTTCTCCGCTTGTAAGCGGGTGTTGAACTCACCCCATGCTTGTACTGGAACCCAGTCTGCCAACTTTGCTACGACAATAAACGATTCTCTCTTGGTCCTAGATTTATCTAGAGCCTCAATGATTTCAATCGCTAATGCCGTAGCATCTTCGGAGTTATCTGCGTCTGGATCTAGTAGCTTCGCTACTAGTTTTATTTCAGTTGGGCGTGGCTTACTCAAGAGTAAACCTTTATGCATTGCACAACTTGCTGATGTTGCAGTAGTTCTTCTTGTGCTTTGTCTTCTGTTTGTGCTTCTATTACTGCGTTGCAGTATGGACAGAAGATTGCATTCCATACTTCATGTATCATGATTACTCCTCCACTACCTTGTGTTCATTGACGATGATGTCACACTCATCTGGTGTGGCTTCGGAGAAGTAGTAGAGGTGAGCACCAGCAATGAACAAGACTTCTTGTTCGGTGTCACCACTACCCATAGTGTCGTGATACGGACAGTACCACGACCACCCAGCCAACTGTTTAACCTGCAAACTAGGTGGTCTAGTCTGCAGGATATCTTTACTTATTAACTTACCCATTCGGTTTCTCCTCTGGAGACATAACAACAATGTCAACCATTGCTTCCTCTGCCTCCTTGTGTACGTCTGACTCTATAAGTTCGGGCTCATCTTTTTCTCCTGCATAAATATGCAGGTAATCAAGAGCCTTGATTATGTAATTAGCCATACGAATAGATATCTTTGGTGGTACGAAGGGAGTTGGATTATCCAACTCATCAACGTACTTCTGTAATGGATTGTCCACTAGATTCCTTTCGTTAGTAGTTCAAGAGCTTTGCTCTTGATGCGGTCAGCAGAACCAGTAACGATACGCTCTGCTCGTACTGACTCAGCCTTGTGACTGTAGTGATCTGCATACTCCACGATAGATTGGAACACACCGAACCTAGTTCCGTATAGTTCCTCTTGTGTACCAGTATCACCACGATAGATTGCTTTAGCAGTAGCACGAGCCACCGTTGCTGAGTTGAACTGACGCTTCTGCCCTGCACTTAACAATGCATAAGGTGAGTTCTCAATGATGCTGGGGATTGACCACATCTTATTAAAGATATTGTCTACCTCTTCATCTGATAACTTCTCGTTGATAAGTTTGTTACCGATAAGTTCATAGAACTTAATACCCTCATAGGTAACAGGGATGATGCGCTTGATATCCTCAATGCGGAACTTAGCATTGGTTGTGTGCTTGAGTGTATAAGTACCAGCCTTAGCAAAGATACCTGCTATCTGATTGGTACAACGCAAGCGTTGGATTGATGGTGATATTTGTAGTGCAGTTGAACCATCATGTGATGTCCTTGCTACAAGGTAGCAAGAGTGAGGATCGTTGGCTATCTTAACTTCGTTAGGTAGCTCGAGCACCATGTATACCTGCGCTCCACCCCTTACCTCACCAGCAAATGCATATCTTGCATCGCCTGAATCAACCAGTGCATCTAGACCTGAGAACATCTCCTCATTCTGGAACACCTTGTATCTACCACCGACAGTACCTAGTACTGACTGTGTTGCATCCTTATTGGTACGGACTGTTGCGAATGTTGATGGCACTTCGAGGGTGTTGACACCATCATTCGTTACGGCTAACGCTTGGACGTCAGCCAGTTGCACATGCCAGTCGAGACCAGCCTGTTGTGCTGCATCCTTTGCAGATGTAGCGGTTACTGCCTCGCCGATAATGCGGTATGCACTACGGCGTCGAGGGTTTGATATTACTGTACTCATTTATTTCTCCTGTTCATTTGGTTGTGGGATTAGTATCTCATACTCGGTTGTTGAAATCAACAACTGCATCTGAGAGTGTGTCGAAGTAGTGACCTTGTAGGGTCGAGATACCTTCGCTATTTACATACGCTTTCCATGTTACATATGGGTCAGCTTTGCGTATGGTCGGGACTTGCTCCTGCTTATCCAGTACCCAAAGGCATAGGACAACATGAGCATCATCTCTTAGTGCTGGCTTATGGTCGATGATAACTGCCCCATTGGGGCAGATACCACCGACTGCTATGGATGACCTCATATTCTGGTCACACTTTGTACGCTTACTCGATCAATGAATACATCACTCTGTTCTACATCATCATTCTGTAATGAGAATGGTGCATCATCGGTGAACCATAGGTTCTTTACTTCTTCCTTTGCATCATCCTCACTCTCAGCACTAATGGTGAATGTGGCATCCACATACAGGCTTACCTTTACTTCGTACGTATGTTCGAAGGTAAGGGGTGTTCCGAATGTGTCTGTGATTACCTCATTCAAATACTCGAGTGGGATATCATCAGTAAGTTCACAATTATTAGCGGCTATGTAGTCGTTAATACGTGTGACTAGGTCACGCACTTTAGTGCGTTGTGTATACAACGTCTCGGTGAGTGTGCCTATCTTTATATTCAATGAAGCAATCTCTGATTGCTGCTCATTGGCTGGTGTTCCGTCTATCATGGTCATACTCTTGCACCTACCTTTCGTAGTCGTTCATCTATAGTCATGGCTGTTGTGTCATAACTGTTTGCACCTTCTCCATCTGCGCCTTCCAACCACAGAACTGCATTCTTGTATCTGATAGTCGAGCCATCACCATACAAGCTCATGAGTAAGGCACCTGCTGCGTAGTCGTACACCTCAGCAATTACCTCACCACTTGGATCGCATACTTTTACTTTCATTTGCTTGCTCCTTCCGTTGGCATTGGACGCACAGTTGCACCCCATGTTTGTTGCTTGTTCCTTGCTTGTGCTCGAAGGTCGAATGCTTTTTGCATCAACCCACGACCCATTGCTTCGGCTTGGTCAGCCAATGCAAACAGTTCTGCTGGTGTCATATCTTCATACATTTGTTTCTCCTTTCGGTTAGTGTTGCTGCCACTATCTAAACAGATCTTCGATCTGTTATCAATGAAAGACAGGTGCGCCCCATGTCTCGAGCATGCCATCGCTTGTGTCCTTGTCATCAAGCAGGGCATCAGCCAGATTACATACATCTTCTGGAAATTTGTCCCAGTTATTAGCATCATACGCAAGCTCGCCACCTGTAGGTGGCAGGATTCGTGCATCTATATCTACGACTTGGCGTGTGCCATCTTCGTATTCTTCTAGCGTCCCCCATAGGTGGATGCCCCACTCCTTACCTTCAACTGTTATCCAGTTGTATTGTGTTATGTCAGTCATTGGCTTACTCCATTCTCTCTGCGTATTTGTTATCTATTAGATACTCAAGCACCATCTCATCTGTGGTCTCGTAATCCAACCCATAGAAGTGGTCGCCCATGTCTACGAACCAGTTGTCCTTGACCATTTGGTCAAAGGCTTCCTCTTTAGAGAGGTGAGTTGTTATCTTGATCTCGTGTGCTTGTGGTTGTGCATAGTATTGGCACACCGCTTGCCATATTGCTAGGTCTTGCATGCCCAATCTACGATACTGATTGGTGTAGTTAGATAGAGTTGTGTCTACCTGTGTGATCATAAATGATGCTTCCATGTTTGCTCCTATCGCTTGGTTGAACTGAACCTGATGTCGGCTTTGCCGAATACACATAGCCCGCAACTAACACAGGCTGACCCGCTCTTGGATATGAGTGGGATTTGCTTAGTCAATGCTGGACATTTAGCACCAACTGAGCCAGTTATGCGAAGCATTTCATCCTCCGCATTTGCGAATGTATCTGACAGCCACGCTAGTTTGGTGTCTGTCTCACGCCGAACTTGTTCGGCAATGTGTTTGTTCTCTTGGTCTGCGCTGTAATACAGCGACAGATTGTCAAGCCCTGATAGTGAGTAGGCTGCGGATCGCACTCGTGTATAGCACCAGAACTGCACGTCCTCATGCATCATGATTACTTTCTGCCATGCATACTCATATGTTTGATTGAAGAAGTCGCCGTCCCAATGGATGCGGAATAACTTCGGGGCATTCCGTTTCTCACAGTCCTTGACGAAGTCAATCATCATGTCGTCAAGCAGGTCAACCATTTGGTTGATGTCGGCGTCCTTTAATAGTTGCCAGTTGTGAACGAGAACTTCCCTCACTCCCTTGTATACACGCTCGAGCTTGCCTGCATAACACACCTTCTCGCAGATACTTGTGGCATCAGGACATGAGAAGGCTTTGCCTGCTGGCAAGCCGAAGGTGTTGCGAATTGCTGAAGCCTTGCCACTTGGCGAGACTAGGTTGGTGACTTTGCGGTCATGACTTCTAAGTAACGACAGCATCTTGCTCCTTTCTGTTGGTTGTTGCCCTATATTTAAAGCACATCTTTGATGTGCTATTTATTGCGTATAGCCCACGCTATGTCATCTGCGTATCGCCTACTATCAGCCCATGCATTCTCTCCATAAAAGTATTTGGTTCTAACATTAGAACCACCTACCTTGAAGAAGAAGTCGTCGATATCAGCAGTGAATACTTGGGCATACTCATTGCCGTTATCGTGTGGTATCCATTGCTTAACCTCACCCACCTTTGGCTTTGTTAGTCGTGATTTATACATTGCTTATCTCCTCTCCTTCTACATAGCCTTCGGCTAGTAGTCCTTCAAAGAAATCCCATATCTTTATGAGACCTTCTCGTATCTCCGTGTCATTAGGCGGGAGATAGAACTCTGCCCCATTCAGGGCAGAGCCGAACGCTTGTATGTCTTCATACTTGTAGCCCATCATGCGATTACCTCCTTGATTTCTACGGCTTTGCCGTATTTCCATATGAACTTCTCGAACTTATCCTGATAAGGATTAGTATCTTCTTCTAGCATTGCCTTGCTTATGTGTCCTTCGGTATCGTCAATCACAAAGAGGACAGAGTCCTCTATGTATTCCCACCAATCGCCGTTCTCATTGGCTATGTATTTGGTCATGCCTTTACCTCCTCGTTCGCTAGGTGTTTGTGTGTCTCACACTCTTTGAGTGTGTCTTCATCTATGAACTCTCCGTAATTACACTTTGAGCATAGATAGTTGTCGCATTTCTCGCATGATTCAAGCGTGTCAAGTGCTGAGCATTGACGACACCTGTTTTGGTATTCCTGTATCACCACCGATTCACCATTGGTGAACTCCACCTCACCACCCCAGCCTGTCTCCTCCTCAAACTCAAGGTTGAAGCCGACATCAGGGTATTGTTTTGACAGAGCAATCAACGCTCCTTCAGCAACACCCCAAGGGGTGTCAAACCTATACTGAACTGAGATCTCGCTCTCATCCACGAGCTCGGACTCGCTGGCGTCCCACTTAGTTCCCCAGTTGGTGATGTTCCAGTTATACCAGTTGTATTCGGTATCGCCGTATGATTTCCCATCATTCCAGCCTTTGGCTGAATGATATTCATCCATCTTGTCAGCAGGTGGACGAATGATGTTCCAGAAAGATAAATCTTTCTCAACAGTTTCAGTTGTCCATGTATTAGACGCAAGGTCTTGGGTCTTGCGTTCATAAGGCGCAGACAACTGCGCCTTAATCTTGGCTATCACTTGAGGCTCTGCCTCAATTAGTAGTGTGTTGTAGCACCAGTTAGGCATCTTGGTATTCCCCTTTCGCTAGTCCGTAGTTGACGAAGATGTCAAATGCGGTGTCGTTAACAGTTTGGTTAATGAAATTAACCTCAACTTGGAACTCGCCCAAGTCTTCGTCGTCTTCGGCGGTATAGATACCGAAGCCTGTCTCACTTGCGTATTGCTCACCAACTAGGCTGGTGATTGTGGTTCGTGTGCCGTATGAGATGTCATCCCACCGACCTTTGGCATTGTTCAAAGCATGGGCTAGGTCTACCTCCCATGTGTCTGCTCCCCAATGTGAGTAAAGCACCACATTAGGTTTGTTTTCGTATTGCTTGAATACGAAGTTCACTCTTGCTCCCATACTTATTCCTCCTTTTCTGTGTAGATGTCGGTGTCATCACCTTCATCTTCGCAACTGCCGAACATCTTTTGCCAGCAGGTATTACATGTGCCAGAGATAAGCAATTCCCTATCTCCGATAGGTAAATCAGGGAAGATATCTTGTATGAACATGCGCTCAGAGCGAGGCTTGTCCAATTCATCTGCTTGCCATTGCTCGCACTCTATGTGCTGGAATGTGCCACATAAGCGACAATCAACGGATAGATATGTGGTGATTTTCTGCGTTGTCATGGTTAGCCCTTTCGTTTGCTTGCTCGCTCAGCCAACTTGGCTGGTGAGTATCCGCCTACAGTTCTGCCTGTCTTGCGATTAACCTTCGGTGCTTTCTTCCATGCCTTGCCATTCTTGCGGTCAGGATTTCTCATAGTTGCTCCTTTCTGAAGCGACAAAAGAGGGGATAGCGATTTGCTACCCCCCCTAATAAGCAGACTTCGTCTGCTATCTTTGACGAGCGAGCCACTCCCGAACTGCCCGCCTTGCGACAAGCATTCCGATAGTGAAGCCACTCAGGAAGAGGGCTATTGCTAAAGCAATCAGGTCGGTATAAAGCAGAGGTAGTGTGGTCATGCGACCACCTCTAACTTTGCCCAGCCACCTGAGTTTTCATTCAGTTTGGCTATTAACTTTTCTACCTCTGGTAGAATGAGGTCTTGCGCCATTTGATTTAAGAAGGAGACTTGGTCTCCTTCAGGTAGGGCAAGGAGTTTCTGTATCGTTGAGTTGCTTTCGTCAACTACGCTTTGTAGTTGAAGCGTGAATGGGTGTGAGATGGTAGTCATTAGGCGACACTTCCTTTCAGGGTTAGGTAAGCCTTCGGCTCAACCTTCGCAATCTCGCTGGCTACGAGCGTGAAGTTTGGATAAGCCTGAAAGGCTGATAGAATTGCCTCAATCTTCTTAGAAGATTTGGCGGTGTTGGTGGTGATACGCACCTTTGCGAAGATGCGCTTGCTATCTGCTTGGCTGACATGAACAACGCCGTTCTTAACGACGCCGACTAGTGTCTTAGTTCCAACTGTTCTCATGGTGTTCCTTTCGTCAACTGCCAAACCGATTTGATTTGACCCCCTTATCTAAGCAAATCTTTGATTTGCTATCAATGAAAGACGCACACGATCACACGAGCTCGCACATGCGAGCAGCCACCTGCTCATACGCATATGAACTATTACTTGCCCATGCGTGAATCTCGCATGCGCCCGCACATACATACACACATACACATACATACATGTAGGCGCACACACACATACACAGACATACACACACAGCAGGTAGACACTCCGTTCATTTACGCTGGGTATTTGACATTGGGCTGGAGGTATGGGATAATTCTCGGTGTTGGTTGAGGTGGTCTCAACAACTCTGAAAGGACAGCAAGATGAATACATACATGAACGAAGACCTCTTCGCAGACTTAACTGCGGAGATTAAGCAGGTTAAGGCGTTCTACAACATCCCCACGCTGGAGCATGTTCCTGATAGCGAGTTAAGCCTTCTTGGTGAGGCTCACGCAGGAGATTTGGTTCGCAAGGGTAAGCATGTTGGTATCGTGTTTGATGTTCAATCATGCGGAGGTAATGAGGCTCTCGCAATCGTGTTCAATAGTGGGCGTGTGGCTACACATACACGCAAGGCTCGCTAATGAGGGTAGATGCGGTGGCGTGTGATGATAATTCCACGCTTGGTTTTGTGGAAGATGGCAAACTTCAAATCTATTCGCTCATAGGCGAGATGGATATTCGTGAGGGTGAGAAGATTTATTATCTTCTACATGACCACGACCTCCCAGAATATAGGGAGCGTGTTCGCCTCTATAGATAGTCAGGCGAAGCCCTGCGCTCAGTAGCATGAGCGTGGGGTTTCTGTCAAGTTGAGCGTGTTTTTCTGTGGGGCGGGGGGCGACCTTTGCCCCTTTTTTTGTGCGCTCGCCCTAGCCGACCCCCACCATGTTTAACACCACCCCCCACCCTCCCCCCACTATCCGTAAAATAATATTCACCAGAAAACCAGCTCTGACCTGCGGTTATGTTAATTTATAGATAACCAATAAAAGATTTATTTATTTTGCTCTTGAAACACGCCGACGCTCAAGACCCCTATATAAGTATAGGGCGAAATATATTGAGCCCCCAAAGGCAGGCTCTAAGCCTGCCAATAAGTACTTATATGCAATAGTGGGGATACTTCTGTCCAGACCCCTGTGGACCCCTACAGGCACTGGAGGAACGTTGGAAAGACAATTAGCACCAGAAGAAGCTAGAAAAGAACTTATCCTCTTGGTGCGCCAAGGGCGCACAATTGTTGATGGTTTAAAAGTTATTGGTAGATCTAGATCTTGGTATGATACCCAACGCCGAGAAGCCGAGGGCTTCTCAGCTTTAATAGATAATGCTCGGTTTAGAACACAGGACCTCGCCGATGAGGCTCGGTCTAACTTATCTGATTTTGCAGAGTTCTCTGAAAAGTATCTTGGTACCAAAGTACCACTTCACATGCTTAATGTAGTATCCATGCTGGAAGGTAGAGATCCTTCTTGGTTACATGATTCCATGGTTTATGAAAAGGGATCGGCGGGCTTATCCCGCCTCTTGGTAAACATACCCCCTAACCATGCTAAGACCATGACTATAACAATTAACTATGTAACCTACCGAATAGTTAAGAATCCTAATATCAACGTCATGGTTATATCCAAGACACAGGAACAAGCAAAGAAGTTTTTATACGCTATCAAGCAAAGATTAACCCATCCTCGGTACGCCGACCTTCAGGTCGCCTTTGGTCCAGCCGATGGGTATAAAGCAACCGCCGACCAATGGTCGGCTACTAAGGTATATCTTGGTGGCGATGTACGTGAGTCAGATGCTAAAGACCCAACTGTAGAAGCTATAGGAATGGGCGGGCAGGTTTATGGTAACCGTGCCGACTTAATAGTTTTAGATGACGTGGTCACTCTGAGTAACGCTTCAGAGTGGGCTAAGCAACAAGAATGGATCAGGCAAGAAGTTGCCTCTCGTCTCCCACCTGGAGGCGGTCAACTCTTGGTAGTTGGTACCAGAGTCTCAGCAGTTGATCTATATAAAGAATTAAGAAACCCAAGCCACTACACCGATGGTGTATTACCTTGGTCATATTTATCGATGCCTGCCGTCTTAGAATACGCAGACGATCCTAAAGACTGGAAATGTCTATGGGAGAAATCCGAACAACAACTCACTGACGATGATATCCCAGATGAGAATGGTTTGTTTGATCGATGGACAGGACAGCGTCTAACGGCTGTCCGTAACGAGGCAGGACCATCTAAGTGGTCACTGGTTTACCAGAACCTCGATATTGCGGAGAATGCAATCTTCGACCCGATGTGCGTCAGAGGCGCAGTAAATGGAATGAGAAAATCGGGTGCATTGGTTGCAGGCGCAGCAGGTCATCCTGAGAACTCTAGTAACTTTTTTAGAGTCATTGGTATAGATCCAGCAATGTCTGGTGATACCGCTGCTGTTGCTTATGCGGTTGACCGCAGGTCACATAAACGCTATATCATGGACGTTCACGTCATGACGGCTCCTACACCTGCAGCAATCCGTTCTCTTATCAAGGAGTGGACCGATGCGTATAAACCGCATGTGGTCATTGTGGAATCAAATGCCTTTCAGCTTTTCCTTACACAAGACGAAGAGATTCGTAACTTCCTGTCAACACGAGGAGTTAACTACAGACCTCATTACACAGGAAACAACAAACAGGATCCCGAGTTCGGCGTAGCCTCACTCGCTCCTTTATTCGGCACCATTACCAAGCGGGATGGTGTTATGAATAACTTTAAGCATGCTGGGGATAATTTAATTGAATTACCAGATAGCTCAAAGAATGAACACGTAAAGAAGTTAATCGAACAACTTGTAACCTGGCAACCAGGAGT